AGTCGCAACAGTGACTAAGACGCTCGCTGAGAAGGTTGATTCTTATCTGAACTACGTTGTTCAGACCTGGATGGAAGAAAACAAGGTTGCAATCGAATCAGGACTGCGCACCGAGATTGCTGAAAACTTCATTGGCGCGTTGAAGAACGTGTTCAAGGAGTCTTACATCGAGGTACCTGAAGGCAAGGAAAACCTGGTTGATACACTCAACAAGGAAGTTTCCAAGCTCGAGGAACAGCTTCTGAAAGCTACCGAGGCTAACATCAAGCTCAATGAATCCGTCAGCAAGCTACAGCGCGCGCAAGTGATTGCTGAAGCTTCCAAGGATCTTGCTTCGACAGAAGCCGTCAAGTTCAATTCGCTTGTTGAGAATGTTGAATTCGATACATCTGAAGCTTTTGCAAAGAAGATTCAGACTATCAAGGAAACATACTTCCGCAAGACTGTTACAAAACAAACCCCACAAACCGCAGTAGAGACACCGCTCAATGAGTCGACTGAAGATCTCAGCCCGCTCATGGCAGCAGCCTCCGCAGCAATTTCGCGCACAGTGAAGTCTGCATAAGACTTTAGCGCACAAACACACACGTTAGGAGTTAATTACTAAAATGTTCAATTCAGAAAACCTACAGAAGAAGTGGGCACCAATCCTTGAGCACAAGGATCTGCCTTCCATCAAGGATAACTACCGCAAGGCAGTTACCGCCGTCATCCTCGAGCAGCAAGAAAAGGCCCTCCGTGAGGAGCGCGCTCAATCAAGCTTCCAGGCCATCACCGAGACCGCAGCTAACGCTACGACCGGTGGCACAGGCAACCTGGCTAACTGGGATCCAATCCTCATCAGCCTCGTTCGTCGCTCGATGCCAAACCTGATCGCTTATGATATCGCTGGCGTTCAGCCAATGAGCGGCCCAACCGGTCTGATCTTCGCTATGAAGAGCAGATATGATTCACAGGGCGGCACAGAAGCTCTCTTCAACGAAGCTGATACCGATTTCTCCGGCACAGGCACGCACGGTGGTGACTCGTCATCATTCGACAGCACAACGGTTGGTCGCGCAATGGCCACCAACGTTGCTGAAGGTCTGGGTTCTGGTTCATCCGGTGCTGGATCATTCAATCAGATGGCATTCTCGATTGAGAAGGCAACTGTGACAGCAAAGTCACGCGCCCTCAAGGCAGAATACACAATGGAACTCGCTCAGGACCTCAAGGCCGTTCACGGTCTCGATGCTGAGTCCGAGCTCGCCAACATCCTGTCGGCTGAAATCCTCGCTGAAATCAACCGTGAGGTTATCCGCACAATCAATGTTAAGGCTATCCTCGGTGCTTCAAGCGCAAACATCACAACTCCTGGAACATTCTCTCTGAGAACCGATTCCGATGGACGTTGGAACGTTGAGCGTTTCAAGGGTCTGCTTGTTCAGATCGAGCGCGAAGCCAATGCAATCGCCAAGGCAACACGCCGTGGCAAGGGTAACTTCATCCTCTGCTCATCCGACGTTGCAACCGCACTCGCCGCTGCCGGCGTGCTGGATTATGCTCCTGCCCTGAGCACGAACCTCGAGGTTGACGACACTGGCAACACCTTCGCTGGTGTTCTCAATGGCCGCACCAAGGTTTACATCGATCCATATTCTTCAACCTATGACTACGTCACGGTTGGATATCGTGGAACAAACCCATACGATGCTGGACTCTTCTACGCTCCATATGTCCCACTGACAATGGTCCGCGCAGTTGGTCAATCCGACTTCCAGCCACGTATCGGATTCAAGACACGCTACGGCATGGTTGCTAACCCATTCGCTGAAGCCACTGTCTCCGCTGCACAGTCAGACGGCGGTCTCGGAACTAACCGTGCCAACCGTTACTTCCGTATCTTCAAGGTCACCGACCTTCTCGAATCAGGCGTTGCCTAATACCTGATTAGCTGATACTATAAAGGAAGGCCTCCGAAAGGGGGCCTTCTTTCTGCTTAATAGTTAAGCTATTAAAAGTTATAAATAAGCTTGATACAAGATATGAATACTAATCTCATCGATATGGTCGACGCGCTCCGCACCGAAAAGGTGTCAGATGCGCAGTCCGCATTTCAACGTGCAATGAGCGAGAAGATCAATGCCGCTCTCGATGAGCGCAAGGCAGCTGTTGCATCTCAGATCTACAACAAAGCAGTTCAGTCAAGTAACTAATAAGAATGAAACTCGTTACCGAATTCAATGACGCTGGCCTGCAGTATATTACTGAGGCAGCAGAAGGCGGAGTAAAGAAGGTACGCCTTGAGGGAGTTTTTATGCAGGCTGAAAAGCCTAACCGCAACAAGCGCCGCTATCCGCTGCCGGTGCTGAAGCCCGCGGTTGAAAAGTATATCAATGAGCAGGTTAAGACCGGTCGTGCAGTTGGTGAGCTAAATCACCCGGATGGCCCGACGGTTAACCTCGACAAAGTTTCGCACCGTATTACCGAACTTAAATGGGATGGTAATAACGTTGTCGGAAAGGCACTGATCCTGGACACACCGATGGGTAAAATCGTGAAAGGTCTAATC